CACGAGTTGCGGAGTCAACGATGGAGAATTCCTCCTTCAATGACGTTGGCGATATCTCAACACCACCTAAGACCGTACGGCTTAGGAAGTTGAAGAGTTTCGATGACAGGAATGACTTTGGTAGGGAGATAAAAATACCAAAGAGCCCACACAGCTCTTGGTACTTTTGCCCTACCAGGCCCTCACCATTCGGTTCTGCGATGACGACATCATCTCCGGTTACTCCATACGTTTTGCATAAAGTACCGTGAACCAAATAGTGCGCAAAGTTAACCCACGAGTTATTCCACAAGGCTAGGAGACCGAATGACCCAAGGCAACCCATCGGTTGCCCCCGGCCATAACGGATCCTCGCCCCTTCATCTGAAAAGGGAGATTCTATCTCCACCTTTTCCTCAGAACGGATCGCGAAACTACGATCTGTCATGAGAGAGAGGACGGTCCCAGCCAGCAATAAGGCTGTATCTGTTCTACCGTACAACTCTTCCAGTAGGATCTTGTATAAGATCCTAGGGACTGAGTCGGTTGCAGCAGAGATATCTAGGGAACTCCAAAAGTACTTAGACCATGCGCCCCCGGCCTTCTTCTTCAAGAAGGTCAGGAGCTTGTTCTGACTCCACGTACCATCAAAGGGGATTTGCTTGAGCACTGCAAACAGGTCATTGTGTAACGGTTTCAACACACGCTGTGTGAAGATGTCCATTATCGCAACGGCCCGGACCTTACCAGCCGACTCTTTGAACAGATAGCAGACAGAATGCTCTGCATTTTCTGGATCCTTGAGCTTGGGTGGCTTGGTCTTTGTTTGCACTGCCTTCGCAACATCCTCGAAGATCTCGTCAGAAGCTTCTTGAGCAAGTTCGGTGACAAGTTCGTCATCCCACTTGATCTTGAAGATTCCGGCGAGTGTGCCTATGTTATCCATTATCTTTCCACCACTGTTGCGGTCATTCACGATTGCGATTGCATCGTGATGAGCGTGTTCAATGGCGGGAGAACCGTTAGGTCCCGACGACACTGGGCAGAAGAACTTCGAGCGGACATTCTCAGGAATAGGTCTGACTCCACCGATCGACGGGATGTAAATAACCCGGAGGAACTTTCTATATCTTTCTAGAATGTTCAGGTGGACCTCAGTCCATTCAAGAGGTGCCAGCGCGATGCCCTTCAGTATCTTAGCAGCCTTCGCAGGCGCCTCCAGTACCTTGTACAGGTAGAGGATAGATAACCAGAATCGGATTACACGCGGAGATCTATGCCGAATGGCTTGTCTCGCATGTACCGGGATCCAACGTGGAAGACCATGGGTCACAGACACGGGGTGTCCGAATGCATGACTAAGCTTAGGAGTGTCGGCTAAATACTGACTTATCAGTAAATAGCTCACTTTTAAGCGGAGTACTAAACCATTTGTACCTTGTGCCTTTAGCACATGGAGCAAGTGAGGGAGAATAGCCTGAATATCTTTAAACCAACCGGAAGCCGTTTTTGGAAACGAGGACCAGTGCGCGAGCGCAACTGACCATCGTTTAACCAGTCCAGACAAATGCGTATGCAAATGTTTAGACTTGAACGTCTTTCTGTCAGGGTCGATAAACGAACGATAACTTCTTGCTAACCGGGATCGCAACCCACGCCAAAACATGGCGTGCCCAACCCGCAACGCGGGGGGGGAATTTTCAGGCTTAGGGGACTTGATACTCGTACACTTAGGCTTGGTGTCGTACGCGACAGCTAGCACAACAAGATCTTGCTCGTTTGAGACAAGAATTCCTGATAGCTTCAGGTACTCTTTCTTAGATAGGTAAAGAATACTAGTTGGTGAGTGTGGGTCAACAACCGCATACGCGCCGGCCAGGACTCTGTCCCAGTCGACGCTCCATATAAGTGGATGGTTCAAGTTCGGAGCAGCAGAACGTGCTGTCGCCGAGAACTTACGTGTACTGTGAGAACCAGTTTTCACTGGACCCAAGCACCGCCGAGAAGCTCGTCGGTCCGATAAGGTGAATATTGGTAGCAATAACGGATAAGAGGTAGTGACTGCCCAAAGGCAAAGATACGTGTCAAACGACATATGTTTTTAGCAATAAGGTAGGAACGAATATCGGAACCTCTACACTCCTAGTAGTGTCCACTTTAAAACAAGGTGGGGGCTAAAGGTTTGTTAGAAATCTGAGAGCCCAGGGACGAACGTCTCCTGGTCAGGCCATGTAATTGGCCCTTTCAGACAGATGTCTACACAGAAGGACTCCTGTTCTCCCATTTCTGGGACAGTAGTCCGTGCGGAGCCCGGTTAGGGTAAGTCCTTTCTAGCTCGAACTATGTGATGTAACTCACATAGGTGCCAACTATCCTGCGACCTCGAGCGCCATACGTGGCGCCCTGAGTGTGGTTAGAACCCAGGGCACTGCTAATAGGTGTTTCATCCTATTACGCACGTGCTCCCGCGATCCCCATTTTGGAGGCCAGGGGGGGAATTCCCTGGTATCGGTCATCAAATGTGGAAAATTTTTCCACATCGTCTAA